GCACGGCGCGCGTCTGTCGCAGCACGTCGAGCGTGGTCTTGACGGCGCCCGCGACGCCGGTGATCGCGCCCGCGCCGCCGCACCCGCACTGCGTCGCAGCCAGGGCGGCGAGGAGCGCGAGCGGCAGCAGCCACGCGACCGCTGTGCTTGCGTGATCGAGGCCGTCGGGGTTGGTCGTGGGCTCGGTCATGGCGTCTCCGGTGGCAGGTACGAGGCGACGAGGGCGCAGAGCGCGTCCTGCGCTTCGAGGGTGATGGGGCGCTCGCGCAGGTCAGCGCCGCAGCCGCGCGCGATGCCCGTGAGCGCGGTGAGGTCGACGGCGCCGGTCACGAGCACAGCGCGCGCGTAGGCGGGGCGCCCGCGAAGCAGCGCGGCCGACGTCTCGCCGCGGAGGTAGTAGTCCGCGACGATGGCGGCGGGCCGTCGAGCGCTGATGAGCGCGCGCGCTTCGGCCGGCGTCGAGGCTGTGATCACCTCGGCACCGAGCGGCGCGAGCAGGAGACGCATCGAATCCCGCCCGCCCTCCTCGTCGTCGAGCACGAGCACGCACCGCGTTGGCTGCGGCGTGTCTCGCCTGTCGCGCGAGATGAGCGCGTCGAGGGAGAGCGCGAGGCGCACGCGGGCGGCGTCGAGCATGGCGCATCCGCCCAGGACCGCGGAGCACCCCGCGAGCACGGCGTCAGCCGCGACGATCACGCGCCACCTGCGCGATGCTCGCCCGTCGGCGGCGTGAGGCGCGCTTCGATGAGCGCGAGGCGCCGGTCGATCTGCTCCATGCGCATGTCGATCCGATCGTCGATCGCGTCGAGCGCGGGCACGATGCGCTCAACGGCGCGCGCGAGTTCTGACGTCGCCGTGGCGCTCGCGGTGAGCGCGCCTGCGATGGCGACGGCGCGCTCTGCGCCCTTCTCTGCGCGCACCTCGCCCGCGGTGATCTGCTCTCGCAGGAGCGACGCGACGCTGCCATCGGCGGCCGCCTTCGCCGCGTCGCTCTGCGAGGCGCGCGTGGTGTACCACCGCCAGCCCTCGCGCACGGCGGCCGCGAGGATCGCGGAGCCCGTGAGGGCGTTGACGATCTCCGCGGCTGTCACGCGATCTCCGACCAGTGCCCGGCGGTGGGCGTGGCGGGGTCGCACTGCGCGCGCTCGCCCAGCTCGATCCAGTAGCCGCCGAGGTACGCGCAGATCGACGCGGTGCCGCTCGCGGTCTGCGTCGTGGTGATGATCGCGGCGCACGCGCTCGCGGCGTCGGCGCCCTGGTAGTAGACGACGGGACGGGGGAGCGTGCTCATTTGCGCCTCACTGCGACCTGGGTGGAGTTCTGCGTCATCGGCCCATAGCCCACGCGGACGCGCGGCGACGTGGCCGCGCGCCACGAGAAAACGAGCGTCGCGAGTTCCCCCGTCGTGAGCGCGTTCTCGGCGTCCCATTGCGTCACCATCGCGCTCGACAGCGTCACGAGACGTGCGTCGCCGAGCGCGCCGTTGAGCGCCGCGTACGCTGCGAGCGAGCCCTCGATGAAACCGAACCCCGCGCCTGCGCTCTTGTCGCCGCCGATGCCCATTGTCGACGCCGCGAGCGCCGGACTGAAGGTGCCGGTGTAGCTCGTGGCGACGACGGCGGCGCCGTTGAGCGACGCGCGGATGTGTGTCGCGGTCATCTCGACGGCGACCGCGAACTGGGCCGCGGTGCCGAGCGTGATGCCGATGCTCGACGGCGTTGTCGCGCCGCCACCGCCGATGTTGATGCCCGCCCCGATCATCTGGAGCGTCGTGCCGTTGAGCAAGAAGCCCCAGCCCGTGGTGTTGTAGTACTCCCAAATCTTGCGCTGCGCCGCGGTCGACGAGGCGAGGTAGCCGACGAGCAGCCACACGTAGCCCGTGCCGCCCGCAGCGTCGACCGCGGCGGTCGCAGCGCGCGAGAGGCGCCCCGTGTCGGTCCACCCGCCGAGCGTGATCAGCGTGTCGGTCGCGGTGCCCGCCGCGACGCTCGTCGAGGTGCTGCCGACGTTCAGCCCGCTCGCGTCGCCGAGGCCGAGCGCCGTGCGCTGCGCCGCAGCGTCGGCCGCCGTGAGCACCGCCCGCCCCGCGGACGTCGAGTCGCTGATCTGCGAGGCCGTCACCGTCGACGCGGTGGCGAGTGACCCGAGCCCGAGCGTCGTGCGCGTGGTCGCCGCCGAGGGGACGGGGTCGACGAACGCGCCGCTCGAGACGGTGACGACGCCCGTGCCCGCGGGCGCGGAGGCGCCGCCGCCGGTGCTGCCGCTGACGATCTGCGTTCCGCAGGTGATCATCGGCCGACGCCCTCGATGGACACGGTGGTGCCGCTCGTGCTGGTGAGCGTCAGGCGCGCGGTCGAGCACGGTTCATTCGACCCGACGATGGCCGCGAGCGACGTCGACGCCGCGAGCGGGATGCCCGTTGCGATCGACGCCGCGGCCTCGAACAGCGTGCCGAGCGGGGACACGGCGATCGTGAGCGCGGTGACGGCGTTCGTAGCGCCGGTGTTGCGGACGACGATCGTCCAGTTCTGCGCGCCGTTGATCGCGATGTCGACGGGCGTGGCGACACCCGCGGGGAGCGTCGCGGTTGCGAGGTACTGCTGAATGCCGCCGCTCATCGGGAGGTCTCCGTGGCGGTGACGATGGGGTGTGCGGTGATCATCAGTTGATGACGAAGAACGCGATCTTCGTCGCGGCCGTGGCGTTGGCGTTGCCGGTGATGACGAACGACCCGGAGCCGGGCACCACGCGAAGGATCGTCGTGAGCGTCGCGTCGCCGAACTGGAGCGTCGCGAACACGCGCGAGCTTGCCGTCACAAGGCTGTTGGTCACCGTGACGCTCGCTGCGCCGATGGCGATGGACACGGTGCCCGAGGGCCTGTTGATCGTGGCCGCGCCGGGCGTGCCGCTCGCGTCGGTGCTGTCGACCTGGATGTTGCCCGCGAGCAGCGCGCCGCTCGCGAGAACCACCGCGCCGCCGAAGTACGAGGTGCCCGCGACGACGCGGAACGCGTAGCTGGTGGTGATCGTCGCGTTGGTGCCCGCGGTGGGCGCGCCCGCGATGTCGAACGTCACCGCCGTGGTCACGGTCGAGGCGCCCGCGAACGCGATCGTCGGCGCGGCGAGGCGCACGAACCGCTGCGTCGTGAGGGCGCCGGTGGCCCACGTGCGCGTCGCCGAGAGGTTGAAGTAAACGTCGGTCTGCTCGGTCGAGGCCGTGATGCCCGTGTCGGCGGGGGCGGTCACGACGAGAAGCGAGCGCGCGCCCGACGAGGCGGCCGCGGCGGCGAAGGTCTGCGTCTGCGTGAAGGTGTTGACGTCGTCGACCGAGGCGGCGGACACGAAAGACGAGGGGTTACCCATGATGATCTCCGGTGCGTGGTGTGTGAGCGCCGCGCGTGCGGCGCGGGGGTCAGCGCTTGTTGGTTTCGGTGCCTGAGAGGCGAAGATACGGCGTGCGCAGCGACGAGCCGGTGTCGTTAAAGAGCTTCAGCTTGAAGCTGTCGAAGAGGTCGATGTAGAGCCACAGGTTCGCCGCGAGCAGCACGGCCCACGAGGTGCCCGCGGCGCGCACGGGCGGGTTGCCGACGCTCACTTGCGTGCCGCCGCCGTTCTTGGCGCCGAGGCCGAGATAGCCGAGCCCCAGCGTGACGGTGCCTTGCCACGATGCATCATCGGAGCCGCCAATCTGACTGTTGGCGCCGCCCTTGATGTTGAGCGCCCATTGCACGACGTAGTCAGTCCACACGTTCACGCCGTCGATGGTCGTGATGGTGTTCGTCGCGATGTCGGTCGCGGACTCCCAGTGCACCACGCGCTCGCCGGGGTCGATCGCCGTGAGGTTTCCCGTCGCGAGGGCCAGGGCGCCGACGGCCTGGTCCTGGATCGAGTTGAGCTGCGCCGAGGTGACGATCTGGTTGGGGCTGTACGTTGCGATGCGGTCCATTGCGTCACCTGTCGAGGGCGGTCGTGTCGAGGTACGTGTCGAGGTAGCCGTCGCAGTAGAAGCCGACGGCGTTCGCGACGGTGTAGGCAGTGTGCGCGGGCTTCATGCGGTCGACGATGGCGCGCACGCTAGCGTTCTTCGACGCGATCTGCACGAAGCCGATGGGCACCACGACGGCGAAGCGGAACACGTCGCGCGCCGTGGCGAGCGCGGCGGCGCATTCTGCGGCCGTCGTCTCTTCGACCGTGCACGCGGTCGTGATGGCCTCGACCGCGGCGGCGATGGCCTGCGGCGACCCGCCGAGCTGCGAGCGCGCGTAGGCCGCGAGGCGCGCGCGGCGGTCGGCGTCGGGGAGCGTGTCATCAGCAGGGATGCCCAGCAGCGCCTCCCACTCCGAGAGCAGGTCGGTCGCGAGCGACGCGAACGCTTCGAGCGCCGTGTCAAGCAGCATCTGCCGCGAGTCGGCGAGGGTCGCGCCGCGAGCGAGGGCGTCGGCGGCGTTGTTCGAGCCGTCGGGCGCCTGCCAGCCAGGGCCGACGAGGCGCAAAAGCTGGCGCGCGAGGGTCGCGGCGTCGCTGCTCGCGGACGGGAGCGATTGCGGCGCAGTCAAGGGCATTGTGACACCGGGGGAGTTTGTGGCGTATCGTGCGCGACCATGAAGGCTCTTCTCCTCGCGATGCTCTCGCTCGTGGCCCTCGGATGCGGCTCCGCGGAGCCCGTCAGCGCCTCACCAGACGCGGCGGGCGACGTCGTGAGCACGGACGTAGCCACCGCGAGCGAAGACGCGCCCGAGGCGTCGCAGGATGCCGCCGTCGCGGTGGCCGTCGACGCCGCGCCCGAAGCCGCCGCGGTCGTGCCGCAAGACGTCGCGCGCGAGCCCGACGTAGCACCCGGGGGCGACGCATCGCCACTCAGCGACACCGCGAGCGATGCTCGGCGCGTCGAGGGCGATCGGCCGTGCGTGACGGTGCGCGACTGCGGCACGCTGCGCCCGTCGATGGTGCCGTCGTGTCAGGCGGGGCAGTGCGTGGACGTGTGCCCCGCGAACTTCGCCGACTGCGACGGCGACCCCTCGACAGGGTGCGAGGTGCGCCTTGACCGGCGCGAGACCTGCGGGTCGTGCACGACGGCGTGCCGTGGCATGTGCGTGCGGTGGAGCGGCGGCGTTCGGTGCTCGTAGGCTAGATCGCCTCCCACGCCCACGCGGTCGCGGCGGCCTCGAGCGAAGCGAGCGCGCTGCCTGCGCCGCTCCACACAGGGCCGCCGTAGGCCGGGCCGCCCGCGTTCGTGAGGTCGGCGATGCGCGATGCTGCCCACGCGCGCCACCGCATGTTCATCTCGCTCAGGAACACCGCGAGCGGGGTACCCGCGGCCCCGTCACTGACGCTCGACGCTGCGCCCGTGGCCGAGCCCTGCGTGGCGCCGTCGAGCTCGTAGCGGCCCGCGTAGACGGTGCTCGATCGCATCAGGTACACGAGCCCGTCGCGCAGGAGCACGGCCGACACGAGCGCCGAGGCGCCGGGGTCGACGGCGCGCGCGAAGGCCCAGCCGTAGTCGGCGGGCACAGGCAGACGGTAGGCGACGTCGGTGTCGCGACGCTGCCAGAGCGCGGTCACTGCGACACCAAGAACAGGTCGAGCGTGAGCACGGCCTTCGCCGCGGGCGTGACGTCGAGGCCGGGCGTCGTCACCTCGGCCGAGAGCACGCCGGGGACGGCCATGAGCGCCGCGGAGAGCGCCTGTGTGTAGAGCGTCGCGCGGGCGCTGCTGTCCTCGGCGGGGAAGCGCGCGGCGGGGCTCGTGTCGCCGGGGCCGAGCGCGTCGAAGTAGGCGAACGCCGCGAGGCGAAGCGCGCTCCAGTTGGCGGGCGCAGGGTAGAGCGTCAGTGTCGCGGGGTTCGCCGGGAGCGGTGTCGCGGTGAGGCTGAAGGTCGTGCGCCCGGTGCCGCCGTTGTAGGTGCCCGTGGGCAGCACAACGCGGTAGTAGCCGCCGCGGTAGACCGACGTCCCGACGTTCACGAGCGCGGCCTTTGAGGCGAGGTCGATGCCCGTCGCGGAGTAGTCGCCCGTGAGCACAAGCGACGTGGTCGTGCTGCTCGAGTGGATCGTCGCGGGCGACGCGAAGCCGTAGGCGTTGGCGGCGTTCACCGTCACCGTCGCGAAGGCGTCTTGCGTGTCCTCGGTGATGGCCTCGATCGAGGTGTCGCCCGTCGAGATGCCCACGCTGCGAAGCTGCGTTCCGCTCGACGTCGGGAGGCCGAGAATCGTGCGCGTGCCGTTGATGTACTCGCGCACCTCGGAGAGCAGCGCCCCCGACACGCCGCCGAGCAGTCGCGTGTTCGACGGGCTGTCACCCTGCGGCGGCCCCACGAGCACGACAGTCACGCATCCGAGCGTGCTCGCGGTGCCCGCGCCGGGGTACGACACGGGCGGCGCGAGGAGCGGGTAAACGTACGCGTCGCGCACGTCGAGGCCGAGGTATGACAGACACCACTCGCGCCACTCGGCGGCGTTGCCCGCGCCGGGGCGGTAGCGCAGCCGATCGACGATGCGCTGCGCCCACGCCTGCACCGTCTCAGCATCGGCGCCCGTGGTGACGACGCTCGCGACCGTGCCGGTGGGGTCGAGGCCCGAGGGCGCAGACACCCACGTCAGCACGTCGCCGACGTCGCGTGTGGTGCTCGCGCCCGTCGTCGTCGCGCTCGCGCTCACGGTGCCCGAGCCGCCGACCGAGAGCGTGACGCTGGTGGACGTGACCGCGTAGAGCGTGCCGTCGGTCCACGCGAACGCGGAGCCCGAGGGGATCGTGATCGTCGCCGACGGCGTGCCCGTGACGGTGACGGTGTGGCGCGCAGCAACGCCCGTGCGCCGGTCGACGCCGTAGACGTAGCCATGCCGCGCGACGGCCTCATCGCTCGCCTGGTCGGGGAGGATGTCGCGCGCGTTCTGCTCGGCCTGCGCCTCGAGCCCTTCGAGCACGACGGCCAGGGCCGACGCGTCGAGGTAGGCGTCGCTCCCACGCGAGGTCAGCAGCGTGCGGCTGTTGGCGGTGTACTCCGCGCGCAGGTACGCGATGAGCTCATCGCGGATCGTGTCTCTAGATCGTCCGACGAACACCGCTACACCTCGCCGCGAATGCGTGCGCGCCTGTCGAGGCGCGGGTCTGTGAATGAGACATCGTAGAGCAGCAGCCCGCGCTGCACGTCGACCTCGCAGGAGACCACGAGGGCCGTGATGTCACCCGCGGCGACGACGAACGCGAGCGCCGCAAGGATCACGTCGCGCGCGGTCGACGCGGCGCCGGTGCCGAGCTTGTCAACGCGCGACCACTCGACGCCGAGCGTGGGGTCGACGAGGCACGTACCGCGTGGCGTGCGCAGGATCATCAGCACGCGCTCCGCTTGCGGCGCGGGCGACTCGATCCAGTTGTTGCCCGCGAAGAGCACCTCGCCCGTCGTCGGGTCGCGGCGGCGCGTGTAGGCGTAGAGGTCGGTCATTGGCCAAGCACCTTCGTCGAGAGCCACCCGGTAGGGGCGCTGACGGCAGTGCTAGCGAACGTCGAGACGCTCGCAGCGCGCGCCGCGATAGCCGCTTGCAGCGCGCCGATTCCGGCCGTGAGGATCGGCGTCTGGGCGTTCGTCGGGTCGGCGATCGGCTGGATCGCGACGGCGTATGTGGACAGCAGTCCGAGGAACACCGATTGCGCGGTAAGCAGGGTGCTCTCGGCCGTGAGATACGACGTCAGCGCGCTTGCGTACTGCGCGCCTCGCACGAACGCTTGCGATCCGTCCTGCAAGATCACCACGCCCGCGGCCGGGGCCGTGGCGGTGACGTTCAGCCCGGTCTTCGCTGTGATCTCGATCGAGCCATCGGCGCGGATGCGCACGACGGCGGTCGCGTTCTGCGACCCTGGCCCGTAGAGCCGCACCTCGCCCGCCTCGACGGCCTGCGCGGCGCCGCCCTTGTCGATCAACCCGAGCGCGACGGCGGTGTCACCGATGCGCGCGATGAGCGCCTCCGTCGTGGCGCCGAGCGTGGGGTACGCGAGCAGCCCGAGCGGCTGCACCACCTCGACGCTCGACAGCGTCTCCGCGGCTGCGTCGTCGCCCGCGTCGCCCGCGCCGGTGATCTGCGCCGTGAGCACACGACGCGCGGTCGAGACCGTGAGACGCGAGAGCTTCACGAAGTCGAGGAGCTGATCAAACATCGTCGGGCTCCATCGCGAGGGCGCCGCGGGGCACCAGCGAAATCTCCGTCACGGTGCCCGCGGTGCGCGAGCGTTTGAAGGTGACGCGTGTAATCAGCATGTCCTCGTCGAGCGGGGCGCCGTCGGCGTTCGTGCAGAGGTCGTCGTACACGCGTGCCACGGTGTTGACCGCGTAGAGCGTGCGCACGTTGTCGACGAGCTGCCCGTGGCCGCGCACCGTCAAGCGGTACGTGCGGAAGGCGCGCATCGCGTCGAGGATGGTGCGGCGGCCCTCTTGCTCGGCGCGAGCCAGGGTCTTCGCGCGCGTCGAGCGCATGTGCCGGGGCTGCGGCGGCGGGTCGGCCACCACGAGCCCGCGGGTCACGCGCGCGTCCGTGAGCGCGGTGTTTGTGGCGACGGCGCGCTGCCGCACGCTCACCTTGTCGCCGCGGTCGGAGCCCGTGTAGACGGTGACACTCGTGGGCGCGGGGCGCGCGTCGATCGTCTCGACGCCCGCGAGGATGTTGCTCCGTCGATCGGCCACGCCGTCGACGATGCGCCGCGCGAACACGAAGGTCGCGGGGTCGGTGTCGTTCGGCGTGTCAACGACGATCGTGAGCCCCGTCTGTGCGTCGGGCGACGTCCACATGAGGGCGCCGATGCGCGCGCAGATGGCTTCGGCGAAGGCCCATACGCGCTCGCCGGGCTTCGGGTGCGCTTCGGGAATGATGATGTCCTTGATGGCGCGAGCGCGCGCCCGCGCAGCCGAGCGGCGGGGCGTCAGCGGCGTGAGGGCGATCGTGTTGCGGGCGGCGATGCCCTCGGCGTTCCACGCGAGCGGGAGCGCGGCGGCTTCGCCGAGCGCAGCGCGCAGCGCGGGCGTGAGGCCTGCGGCGGGGCGGCTCGACGCGGCGGCTTCGGTGGCCGTGCCGCGCGCGCCGTGGCTGCGGCGCGTGGTGGTCTCGCGCGCTGCGTCGGCGGTGGTGATACGCACCGGGAGCCCGACGCCCGCGAAGACGCGTTGAAGCGCTTGCTCGAGCGGTATGCCCGTGAGCGTCAACGTCGGGTCGGCGTCCCAATCGAGCGCGGGGCCTGCGAGGTCGCGGCCCGAGATGACCATGCGCGCCTCGCCGTGGCCGTCGGCGCCGGTCTCGATCTTCTCGATGCGCCCGTTGAGCTGCGCGGCGCCGTCGATGCCGACCACGACGGAGTCGAGCGCCTTCACGCCTCGACGGAGCGCGGCCCATGTGGTGCCGTTCGTCTCCGACGACCACAGCCCGAAGGTGAAGGCGTTTCCCGCCTGGAGCATGTCGATCGTGATCGCGTACTCGTCCCACACATCCGGCGCGAGGCCCGAGGCCGCGAGCACGAGGTCGACGGTGTGCTCGCGCGGGTCGTTCGCGACCGTCACGGGAGCACCACAACGACGGTGCCGGCGGGCACCGCGAGCGGGTCGGTGATCGTGTTCGCGCCGAGCAGGTCACGCACGCGCGCGGCGGTGCCGTAGACCGCGAGCGAGACTTCCCACAGCGCCATGCCCGACGGCACAGTGTAGAAGCGCCGCCGCCCGTCGCCGACGACGTAGCGCCCGCGCAGGTCGTCGATCGCGCTGCGGAGGTCGAGGAGCGCGCGCGTCGCGGCGTTCGAGGAGGGGCCGACCATGCCGGGGAGCGCGAGGTCAAACGCCACCACGTCGGCCATCTGCCGGAACGCGTCGTTGACCTGCGTGTAGCTCCGCGGCGCGGACGCGAGGAACGTCATCTGCGAGCGCATCGTGGGCGCCGTGGGGCGGTAGCCTGCGACGCTCGCGCCGAGGGCGTCGGCGGTCTCCGCGCGCGTCTCAACGGTCGCGTCGGTGTCCGTGGGGAGCGCGCCATCAGGGCCGAGGAGCAGCCCCGCGGTGGCGTTGTGCTCCGACCACTTCACGGTCCACACGAAGCCGTTGCGCACGCCCGCGTCGATGGGCTCCGACCACTCCTCGATCGCCGCCGTGAGCAGCCCGTAGGTGGGGTGCTGGAGGCTCCCGATGGGCGTCGTCTCGAAGGCGTTCAGCAGGTCGTAGCGCACGTCAGAGGCGAGGTCTCCGTAGCGCGCCACGAGCTGCGGCGAGTTCACGAGCGGGATGGTGAAAGACCCGCTGTACGCGCGCTGCCCCGTGTACTCCACGTCGGCGCCGCGACGGCGATACGCGACGTGCTTCACGAAGTCGTTGCCACCCATCGTCTCCGCGGCTTGCGCGGGGAAACGGATGCCCTCGTACGAGAACTCCGCGAGGTCTTTGAGGTAGTCGGTCATCGCGAGGGAGCGCCTGCGGCGGGAGCCTGCGAGGATGCGTGTGCGGCGTCGACGGGCGCGACGGTCGCGGTGACGGTGGCGTTGCTGAGCCCGTCGCGAACGGCCTGCGAGACGCTCGTGGTGAACCCGCGAAAGAAGTCACCGCTGAAGACGTTGGTGTAGGCCGCTTGCCCGCCCGCTTCGCCCGTCGTGCGTCCCGCCGTGTCGCGCGCCGTAGCGTCGTCGTAGACGCCTCGGTTGATGAGCGTGCCCGCGCCTGCGCCGAGGGCAGTGCCCGCTCCAACGACCGCTCCGACAGTGCTCGCGCCAGCGGCGCCAACGGTGCCAGCGAGGGTCGCGCCCACCGTGCCCGCTGTCGCAAGCGCTGCGGTGGCGCCCTCTGCGACGCCAGCGACGGAGCCCGCGACGCCCGCGAGCCATGTGCCAATACCCGTGAAAGAAGCGCCGCCGAGCACGCCGCCCGCGAGACCTCCGAGGGTCTGCACGACGGAAGACCCGATCGGGTTTTCTGTGCTCCAGTCAGCAATAGCGCGAGAGAGATTGACGATGGCGCTCGTGTTGTCGGTCAGCGCGTTGTCGCGCGTGGCCTCTGCGGCGCGGAGCGCGGTCTGCTGCTCGGCGTCGACCATCGCGGCGCCGCGACCCACGTCGCCCATGCCGAAGTTGCTGCCCGTCGCGGTCATCGCCGAGACACGCTGCGCGATCGTCTGCCCGCCCGAGGTCTGCGAGGCCATCGCGGAGATGAGCCGCCGCTGTTGCGAGTCGAGCACCATCGCGCCGCGCGAGCCGCCTGCGCTCAGGAGGTTCGTGACGGCGTTCGTGTCGCCGCCCATGCCCGTGACGAGCGACGACATGAGCGCGATCGGGTCGCTGTTGCGGAGCGTGTAGCCCTGCTGCGAGTTGCCCTGCACAAGCTGCTCGGCGAGGTCGCCACGGCCCGCGTTGCGGAGGCGCGTGCGGAGGCGCTCCGCGACCATCGGGTTTTCGACCGACGTGCGCATCTTCGCGAGCGCGTTGAGCGAGTCGCGCGGCGTGAGACCTGCGGCGGCGCCGATCTCGCCAACGGCCATCGTCTCCGCGGTCGCGCGGCGCACAGCGGCGGCGCGCTGCTCTGGCGTCTGATTCTGGTTCGTGACGCGCGCGAGGTTCTGCATGAGCGGCCCGAGGGCCTGCCCCGTGAGCGTCGATAGTTCGATGGAGCCCGCCTGCGCCATGCCCGTGAGCGACTGCAACACGCTCATCTGGTCGCCGCCGCGGATGCCCTGCTGCGAGAGCATCCCCGACACGCGGAGCACCTCGGCGGGGTCTTGGAAGGTCGCACGCGCGAAGCGCATCCGCGAGACCTGCTCGTCGAGGCGCTGAGCGCGTTCGGCGGGGCTCGCGCCCGTGAGCACCGAGAACTGCGTCTGCGCACCCATGAGCGCACCGGACACGTCTTCCATCGACAGCCCGCGCAGCCCGCCCGTGGCGATCTCGCGCTGGAGCCGCGAGCGCATCGCAGTCGCTTCGTTGCCGCCGATGCCCGCCTGAAAGAACGCCGCGTTGAGCGTGTGCTCGCTCGCGGCGCGACGCTGCCGCGCGTCTTGAATCTGTGAGTGCGCCTCGCGGGCGACGTTGAACGCGGCATCGCGACCGACGTTGAGCCCGCGGCGGAGCCCCGTGCCGATCTGACTGCCCTGTCGCGACCGCGCGGACGCCTCGCGCTGCGCGATGGCCGTCTGCCGCTTCTCGGCGCTCTCGTATTGCCGCGTGAAGCGCTCGAGCGCGCCTTGACGCACGCGCGCCTCCTGCTCGCCTGTAAGCCCGCGCTTGCGCGCCTCGTCCTGCGCGAACTTCGTCGCGTCGGTCTCGGCGCGGCGTCGCGATGCCGCGGTCATGGCGAGCGCGCGGCGCTTCTGGTCTTCGCTGCGCACGAAGGCCGCGAGCGAGCGCTGCGCGCCTTGCTCCTCGGCGCGCGCGGTACGTGCAGCCTCGTCACGCGCCACGCGGCCTGTGCGCTGGTAGCCCGCCGTCGACGCGCGGACAGCGTTGCCCATCGACGCTTTCACGTCGGCCTCGGCGGCCTTCGCGGCGCCACGGACGGCGGCGAAGGCTGCGAGGAGGCCGCTCGTGTCGGCGTCGATTTGGAGTACAGCGCGGGGCATGGTTCAGCGGGTCAGGGCGTCTCGGAGTCGTCGAGCGTCATCGCTCGGGGCGTCGTCGCCGTCGAGGTCGGCGAGGAGTCGGTGGGCGAGTCGATCGGCGGCGTAGTGGCCGAGGAGTTCGGCGTCGTCCATCTCGCCGCCCGGTCGACCAGTGAGGTGATGATGAGCCGGAGCGTAGTGGTGTCGAAGCGCTGCAAGCTGGTCGGCTGCGTCAGCCCTTTTCCCAGCGCATCAGCTACCTCGCGCACCTCTGCGAGCGTCTTGAGATGCCGGAACGGCGACCGCTCCAGCGCGTGCGCGGTGTACTCGTCGAAGCACGCGCGCACCTCGTCGACGTCGAAGCATCGGCGCAGCTCCGCAGCGTCGGCCGCGAAGGGTGCATCGGTGCGGTCGGGGTCGACGAGGGCGCGCGCGAGGATCTGCACCATGACCTCGAGGTTCAGCACCGCGTCGCCCGCGTCGCCGATGAGGTCTTCGCGCATCCAACCGCCCGTGCCCACGAGCCACTTGATGGCCTCGGCGTGCGCCTGCTCCTGCTCGTGAGCAGAGAGCGTACGCACGGCCAGGGCAAGCGACTCGGGGCCGCTCTCGCGCACGACCTCGACGGTGAATCGGCGCGTCGGGCGCTCGCGCCCCGCCATGAGGCGCGAGAGCTTCGAGCCTTTGAGGTGATCGGTCACGCGGTGCCGACGTAGGTAGCGTGGTAGCTGAAGCTCACGCTGTTGGGCGTGCCTTCGGCCTTGGTGTCGATCTTCGCGGTGCGCACGTCACCCTTGAAGGCGTACGAGTCGCCGGCGATCTTGAAGACGAGCGCGACCTCATCTTGCGCGGCGCAGAGGCCGATCCAGTCGACCTCGGGGCCGGTCGAGGGGAGCGCGTTGTCCACGGCGATCGTCGCCATGAGCGGCCCGGCGGTGTGACCCGCGCGGCCCTTGAGAATGGTGACGACGTCTTTGTTGCCGCTGTCGAGGTCCATGGTGATGGACGTGGATTCGAGGACGGGGCGGCCGCGGTAGAAGACGGCGCCGGGAGCGGAGTAGCGTGCCATGGTTCGGGGCTCCTAGAGGCTCGCGAGTTGACGGACGTTGCCCGCGACCTGGTGCAGCGCGGTGATGGGCTCGCAGGGGATCTCGCAGTTGACGCGGCCCGGCGTGGTGCCGTCGGCCTCGACCACGAGCAGCGCGTCGTTGAGGCTCACGTCTCGCAGGATCGCGTCGGCCTCGTAGGTCTTGAGACGCCCGAAGATGAGCGAGCGAATCGCCGAGGGCGTGGTGACGTTCGGCGCGCGCGTCACAGGGTTGCCGCTCGCGTCGTCGGCGCCGAGCTTCGCACCCGCGAGTTCCGTCGCGAGGTATGCGCGCAGGTCATCGGCGGCGTAGTCGCACACGGTCACGTAGGCCGTGTCGATGACCGCGTAGTTGGGTACGCCCGCCGCGGTGGAGCGCGAGGTCACGGAGCGCACGAGGGCGCCGTAGCCGGGGCGCAGCGCGCTCGTGCCGACGACCGCGAGCCCGTTGTTGAGCGCGTTCTCGATCTCGGTGCCCGTGGGGCGGTCGGCGGGGAGGCGCTGCATGGGCACGCTCGCGAGGTTCACGCCGTCGAGGTTGGCGGCGGGGTCGCTCGCTTCGCCCACGAGCGATCCGCCCGCGTAGGCGTCGCCCGCGAGGCGCGCAGCGGCGACCTGTGCGGCGACGTCGGGCGGCGGGAGCACGCTCGCGTGGTGCCATGCGACCTGCATCCGCGAGGCGTTGCGGCCCGTGGCGAGGGTCACGGCGTTCGCATAGGTCGCGCTCGTCGCCATGATCGCTTGCTCGAGGAGCTGCACCGTCGGCCCGGCTTGCGTGTTGAGCTCGGCCACTACGAGGTCAGCGTTCGTGGCCTCGATGCACGCACACGCGATCCGGTCGTATCGCGTGGGGTTGATCGCCGCGAGGGCGTTCGCGAAGCTGTCCTGCGTCGCGCCGTTCTTCAGCGTGATCTCGCCGCCGAGGGCGTCGGTGCCCGACCAGGTGCCCGTCGTGGCTGCGCCGCTCGACGTGCTGTTCGTCGTGATGCGCGTCTCCAGCGTCGAGCCCGTCGGCACGAAGTAGGCGTCGACCACGATCACCGAGCCTCGCGGGCCGGTCTGCTTCGCGGTGAGGGTGACAGCGCCGGTGCTGTTCTGCGCCGTGAAGGGGAGCGTGAGCGCGTCGTTGATCGCGTCGGCCACCGCGGCAGCGATGACGGTCGCGGTGTCGCCGAGCGCGACGGGTACGTCGATCGTCTGCCCGCAGAGCTTGAGCCGCACGGTGAACGCGGCGGTCGACGTCGTCGCGAACGTGATGACGCCGCTCGCGGCGGTGCCCGCAGCGTCGGCCACGGGGCACGCGTAGAGCGTCGCGTCGGGGTACTGCGCGAACACCGCGAGGGCCATGCGGTGCAGCTCCGAGCCCGCGCCGAAGAGCGTCTGCGCGTCGGCGTCGGACGCGACGAACACAGGCGTCGCCACGGTCGCGGTGCCCGCGGCCACGGAGAGCGCGGGCGAGGCGCCGGTGATGGCGGTACCGATCATGTTCCCGAGCAACATGAGCGTCTTGGTGGCGCTGCCGCTCGACGAGCCAGGGCCGCCGAGCACGACGTTGAACGTGATGCCGGGCGTCTTGCGCGACGACGGCACGCCGGGGACGGAGATGCTCACAGGGCCTCGAGTTCTCCGCGCGAGAGAGCGCGGCGGTGGTAGCTGTCGTCGGGCACGGTGACGCCCTCGGGGATGATCTCGCCGCGTCGGTCACGGCCCACGTAGCGCGCCGACACGGAGCCGGGCACGGGGAGCCGCGCATCGCCGACGGCGCGCACGTTGATGGTCTTCATGGAGTGGCTCACGGGGTGGTGTCAGAGACGATCTGCACGAGCGGGTTCGGCGCAGTGCCGGTGCCCACGAGGTTGATGTCGCTGTAGACGGCGGGGATCGTGACGGCGGCGCTGCTGTCGTAGGTCGCGGCTTCGGCGTCGCGCGTCGCCTCGAAGCGCACGGCGTAGACGTAGACGGCGCCGCGGCGGATCAGCTCCGCGCGGGTGCCCGCGTAGCGCGTCGAGAGGTTCATGTGCGTGTCCGCGACCACGAGTCCGTTGCACGCTGCGATGACCGCGTCGACGAGTCGCAGGAGGCCGGGGGCGCTTGAGTCGCCCACCATGCCGTCGTCGATCGCGCGGGCGTCTTCGACGGCCACGAGCACCGAGAACTGCGACAGCGCGCGGTCTTCGATCGACGCGGCGCCGAAGCCCATCACGTCGCGCGTCGACAGGTCTTCGTCGAAGCGCAGCATGGCGCAGGGGTACTGCGCGGCGGCTTCGGCGAGGCCTTCGGGCGGCACCGGCCCGGCGTAGCGCCCGACGCACGCGAAGGGGCGCGACGTCGTCGGCCCCGTGGTGACGTTCGTCAGCAGCCCCGAGAGCGCGGTGTAGAGCGCGAGCTCGATGCTTGCGAGTGTGGCGGCGCTCATCGGGTGTTCTGCACGGCGCCCACCATCGAGGCGGCGACGATCTCAGCCATGGTCTGCCCCATCGCGAGCCACGCGGGGCGCAGGTACGGGTACGGGCGGTTGCGCGACGTGCCCTCTTCGACGAAAGACCCGTAGGGCATCCCGCCGTGCACCTGGATCACGTAGCCGCTCGCGAGCGAGCCGTCCGTGAACTGCCACTCGGTGTGCGTCTGGAGGCGGAAGGTTCGGTTGGTGTACGGGTGGTTGGCCTTCGCGTACGCGGCGACGATCTTCGCGCCCGCAGTGAGCGCAGGAGGCAGCGCGCGGGAGAGGGCGCCGCGCATCGCGTCGACCGCGTCGATCCACTCGGCCACGGTCAGAACGCCGACCCGTCGCGGCGATCTGCGGCGCGGGTGTAGGGGTTCGTGTACTCGTTCGCGGAGTCGACGAGGTTCGTGTTCGATGCGCGCGGGCGTGCGTCGCCGACGCTCGCGTTGGAGTTCGGCGGGCGCGCATCGGCGTCGCGACTCATCTCGCGAAAGAAGCGCTCAGCCGCGCGGCCGTGCGAGAGGTACGCGCCGCTCTCGTCGCCCGCTGTGGCGCCTGCGCTCGCGTGGCGCGAGGCGGCGATCATGCACACGATGTCGACGCCGCGGCCCGTCACCTCGGGGTCGACGGTGTCCGTCGTGAGGTAGAGGCCGTCGGGGAATGCTGCGCGCGTGAGGGTGCGGATGCGGCTGTTGGTCTCCGCGATGCACAGGTCGCGAAACGTTGTGTCCGCGGTGGCGCCGCCGTTCTTCGCGAAGAGGCGCGCATACGCCTGCGTCGAGAGACGGCCGGTGACGTCGGCGCTCGTGATGATCGCGGTGAGTTCAGCCACGGTCGTACTCCACGCCTTCGGTGAGTCCGTCCATCGCGACGGTCTCGGGGATCTCCGCGCCGGGCTCGTACGTCGTGCCCGCGTGGATGCGCACCCGCGCGCGGAACCGCACACGCGCGAGCGCAGGAGGCACCGCGTCTGCGGGCTCCGTAGGGGCCGCGGGAGACTCGGGCGCGACGATGGGCGCGGAGACGGACTCCGACGCACGCACGGGCACGCTGCGCGACTCCTGCGGGCGGTTCTGACTGCGGCGGGACATCAGCTCACGACGGTGGTGTAGAGGAAGCCCGCGGCCGAGCCCGCTACGACCTTCTCGTCGAGCGACTCCGTCACCTTCACATACATGCCGCCCGACTTGCCCGGCAGGGGCGCGTCGATGGTCTGCGTCTCGCGCGGGCCGAATCGGAACTGCTTGCCGAAGACGGCCGTCTCGCGCGGGCCAGGGTTGTCGGTGGCGCGGATGAGCGCGCACGACTTGCCCCAGATGTACCCCTTCGCCGAGGTCTGACCCTCGCGCGAGGTCACGTACTTGGCGCGGCCCACGTAGACCGCGTCGAGCTCGAAGAGCGAGGCGACGAGGTCGGTGGTCACGCGGTCGGGCGTGGCGCCCGAGATGGTCGAGGAGCGCGAGAGGATCGTCTCCTTGAGCTTCGGGTGGTTCTTCAGCTTGATCCACGCCTGCGCGCCGATCACCATGATGTTGGGCCGCTCGTCGCAGGCCTCGATGGCGTCGTCGATCTTCTGCACGGGGTCGCTGGTGTTGGTGTCCCAGCGATCGGCGCCCGAGAGCGCGGCGGTGTTGCTGCCGTACGAGCCCGACGCGAACGCGATGGCGGCGACGCGGCGCTCCTTGGCGATGTCGAGCCGCGAGGTCACGACCTTGACGGCGTGCATCTGCGGGTCGATGGGCGCGTCGGCCGACTCGATCTCCTTGTTGCTCACGAAGTCCATCAGCCCGTAGTCGACGGTGCTGAAGTTGTCCGTGGAGATCGTGTAGCGCACGCGGCCGGGCATCGCCTCGGCGCCCGCGAGCGAGGCCGACTGCTCCTCGAAGAACGTGTCGCCGCCGTACTTGAAGAACTTGTCGCTCGGCTTGGTGACGTCGACGATCGGCATGACCATGTCAGCGATCATGTCGCGGTTGCGGATGGTCGACGCGAAGTTCGACAGGGGCGCGTCGACGTGAACCGACGACGGCGAGAACGAGGCCTCGATCACGCTCGCGGCCTGCGCGGCGTTGAGGCCGTGCGCCATGAGCAGCTCCATCTGGAGCGAGTGCATTTCGGAGTTCATGGATCAGCCGCCCTGCTTCATGAAGGGGTTGATGGCGACGGCGACGCGGTCGCCCGTGACGGCGCTCTCGAGCGCCTGACCGATGACGGCCACGTTGGTGCCCGCGGCGGCGGTCTCGGTGATCACCGAGCCGTCGGTGCCGCCCGAGGTGACGAAGTCGCCGCGCGTGATGGTGCCCGCCGCGATGAGCGGGTAGACGCCGTTGAGCACGAGGTCGATGGTGTCGCCCGCGGCGCACGCGCTGCCGTCGGGGCGCATCATGCAGCCGAGGAGCGACGTGGTCGGCGAGGCGCCGCCGGGGAGGCGCACGGTGTTGTCGGCCGAGCCGACACGCACGATCATGCCGTCGGTCAGGATCGACTCCGACACGACGGGAATGAGTTGACCGGGGAAGCGATTCGAGAGGCCCATCAGCGCGCCGCCTTGATCTCGCGCGAAGCCTGCTTCAGCGCGCTTTCGAGGGTGAGGGTCTTGTCAGCGGCCATGAGGTCGCGAGCGCGGGCGCCCGCGGCGTCGTTGTGGCGCGCGGGCATGGCGACCACGTTCGAGGGCGTGGCGTCGTGCGCGGCGGCGAGGGCCGTCACGCGCTGCGTCAGCGTCGAGGTCGTGGCGGCGCTCGCACGCGGCAGCGGGTTCGCCTTCGCGAAGGCGGCGAAGTCGGCGCGGGCGGCGAACTCGAGCGACGCGCGCACGGGCTTCAGCGCGGGCTGCGCGGCGATCATCGCGTCGAGGTGCGCGGCGACGTCGAGCTCCACGCGCTCCGACTCGCGCGCCTTCGCGGCGTCGAGTTCGGTCGTGAGCGTGGCGACCTTCACCGAGAGGCCCGACAGCTCCGCGATCTTCGCGGCGACGTGAGCGCCCGTGGCGTCGCTGGTGAGGTTGAGCGCGCGCCGAACGTCGGCGGTCTCCTGAGCGCGGGCGGCGATGGCCGCCGAGGCATCCTCTTCGCTCGCGGCGGCGATGCCGAGCCGCGCCGCGAGGGTCATCATGTGAGCCATGTGGGCTTTCTCCGTGGCGACCCTCGGGCCGCCGTTCATCGGCGGGTCATCCGCCGAAGCCATGCCCGCGGCGGATGCCGGGGCGTTCATCTTGTCGAGCGCAGCCAGGGCGGCGGCGACCACTTCGGGTGCGGTCGTGAGCGCGGGCAGGCGCATCGCATCGCGGATGCAACCAACCACGTCGTCGAGGTCGACGCCGAGCGCTTCGGCGTCACCAGCACGCGCGAGGGCGTCGAGGCGCGCGAGGTTGCTGCGCACGTCGTCTTCGGTGGCGAGCGCCGGGAGCGCGAAGGCCCACCGAAGCATCGGCAGCACGTCGTCGGGGCCGCTCACCTGGTAGCCGTGGCCGTAACTGTCATCCTCGCCGCCCATCTCCGCGGCGATGCGCGGGATGTCGACGAGCGCGGGGTTGTTCGTGAGCGAGAAGCTCCAGAGGTACGAGCCCACGTCGTCGCCCGTCTCCTCGTCGGTGCCGTGCTGAACGAGCGTGACGGAGCCGTAGGCGAGCTCGCCGGTCTCGACCTGCGCGCGCGTCTCGGCGTTCACCCAGCGGAAGCGCGCCTCGAGCGTCGCGACCGTGGCGCCGTTGCGACGCATGGAGCCCACGCGCATGGCGGTGATCCATGCGTGCGCGGCACGGCTCGCGGGGTGGGCGCTGTCTTTCGTGTCCGCGTGGTAGAGCACCACGGGTACCTCTTTGCCCCACCGCTCGAAGTTCGCAATGCACTGCTCGAAGTCGGCGCGCGCGAGCGCGACGCCGGGGCCGCGGCCCTTGAGCGCGACCTCGTACGCGAGCACGTTCCACGGGCTCTCGCCCTGCGCCTTCGCGAGCGCGACGGGCACGCCGCCGAGGCGCTGATTCAACTGCTGTCTTGAGTTCATCTGTCGCACCAGTTTTCGCGACCATGCGTCGCCCGCAGCGCCGCCCCACAGGAGCCACGAGACCCACGCGGGCGAGTCCTTCGGCTCACGAGCGAAGCGCCGGTTGCGCCCGAAGAAACGCGCCATCTTGCGCGCCTTCTCGGGGCTCACCTTCTCGCCCGCTGCCATGCGCCGCGCCCATGCGACGGTATCGGGTTGGACGCCGTCGCCCGAGAGCCCCTGCTCGTGCAGCGCGAGGCCGCGACGGAGGGCGCTTCGCACGCCAGCGGGCGGCGCGAAGTTGATGCCGTCGAAGAGCGCCACGGTCACACGTCCGCGGGCGTCGCGGTGGCGGGTTGCACCTTGCCGACGACGGGCTCTCCGTCGACGGGGTCGGGCACGCCCTCCTGGTCACGCACCCACGAGGCGGGCACGGTGAGGCCGCGATCCATGTACATCGACAGCCGCTCCGCTCTGCTCTTCGCATCCTCGGGCGGCTCGACCGCGAACATGATCGTGGGCACCGGCGCGTTGTCGCCGAGGTTCAGGCGCACGAGCGGAGCGAAGAGGTCGCGGCGGATCGTGTCGCCGAGGCCCTGCGCGTCGCTCGCGAGGAGCTGGTACATCGCGCGGAGGTGCACTTCGCCGAGGCTGCGCGCGCCCTTGTCGCCGGGATCGCTCGTGAGCGTGCCGCCGAGCACACACTTCGACATCTCGCCGTTGCAGAGCTTGATCAACTCCGCGTGCACGCTGTTGTCTTTCGCCTCGATCACCGTCAGGTCGGTGACGTCGGGAATCACCGTCGCGACGGTCGACGACATCGCGTCGAGCGCCTCTTGCAGCGCGTCGACGTCTTCGGCGTTGGCGCGCGCGGGGTTCTTCGGGTCGCGCCCGGTCGCGTACTTGCCTACGCGCATACCGCGGCCCGACCACTCGGCGAACGCGAGCCAATCGCGAACGGACCACCGCTTGAACGCGCTGTACCAGACGAGCGCGCGGCCGAGGCCTTCGCGCGTCGGGTACGTGCCGAAGCTGCGCGTCGTCTGCACCATCAGCTTCCCGCGAGGGAACGCCGCGGCGTCGTCGAGCGGCACGCCGGGGAACTGCGAGAAGGGCGTCAGCGCGACCGTCGCGTCGTAGAGGTAGAGGCGCCAATCGCGCGCTTCATTCGACCAGGCGAGACGGCGCGGGTGGATCGCGTAGAGGTTGCGCGGGAGCATGTAGCGCCCGTCGCGCGCGTACACGACCTCAACGGCGCTGCGCCCGTGGTAGGTCGACGTCAGCAGCGATTGCCACGCGCCGCGCATCGACAGCCCGAGCGATCCGGGCACGACGTCGACGGACGCGAGCGCGTCTTGACACAGCTTCAGCGCGCGGTCGCCGGAACGCTTCGACGCGCCTTCGGGGAGGCGCACCTCGTAGGTCGCGCCCGAGACGCTCAGTTCGCGCTTCGAGAGGTCGCCGTGAAGGTGCGGGTCGCCTTGGCGGATCTCGTCGAGGAGGTCGGCCCACCGATCCATGCGCCCCTGGTCGGCCGAGAGCATCACCGACGTGATGGCCTGCGGCGTGAGGCCTGCGCCGAGGCGCCGCTGATTGCGGTCCTGCGGCGAGGGCGCGGTGATGTTGCGTGTGGCGACGGGCATTGTCAGAAGCCCCATGCGGGGCGGGAGCGTTGCGTGCGAGGAGGCTCTGCGGGTGTCGCATCGTGCGTCACCAGAAGCTCAGTGAGTGCCCACACGAGCGCGTCGAGGCGGTCGGGGCTCGTGCGGCTCGTCGCCGGGTCCCACGTCGTCAGTTGATCTTCGAGGCGGGCGAGGGCGCCGACGTGCGAGACGCGCGCCTGCTCGTACAGCGCGGCGACGGGTTCGGCGCGCGTGGCCTTGCCGCGCGTCGCGTGGACCGTGCGCACGTTGGCGCCGCGGTCGTGCACGCGCAAGGTCGAGGCCACCATCTCGCCGCCGTTGTTGGCCTCGGCGACGATCGCGTCGGCCTTGTGCTCGCGGTAGAGGGCGAGGGCGGTGCGTGCCCACTCCTCGGGGCGGTAGCGCCCGCTCGCGTCGGCGAGAACGTACGCGCGGCCGTCGTGGCCCACGCCCGCGACCACGATGCCCGTCTCGTCGCTCTCATCGTGCGACGATGCGGCGGGGTCGATCGCGACCACGATGCGGCGCAGGTCCGGTGCGCGGGTGACGCGCGCGGCGTCGATCCACTGCCACCGCCACAGCGCGCCAGCGGAGTCGTCGAGGATCTCGCCGTCGAGCTCCTGTCGGCCGAGGCGCGTGCCGGCGTAGCGGCGCTCGAGGTCGGCGACGACGCCGGGCGCGAGGTTCGCGAGGTTGTCGCGCGTCGCGCCGCGCGTCACCACTGTGCCCTCGGCGGCGAGTAGCGAGCGGATGAGCGGCGTCGGACGCGGTGTCGTTGCGACCACCACGCGAGGGTCGACGCCGAGGCGCAGCCCCATCATCAACTGATCCCACGCGTCGGGCCGTGACCACGCGGCGACCTCGTCGGCGAGGGCTGCGTCATGCTGCGGGCCGCGGAGCTGGTCGGGCTCCTCGGCGCTGTAGGTCGTAGCGATAGTGCCCGTCGTCGGCCACGTCAGGCGC